GAATTGTTTGAAAAATTATTTTATCATCTGTTATAATTTTTTGAATTCCTGATTCTGGATGACCAAAATCTTTATTTTTCATAAATCCTAAAAAATCTTGTACTGTAAAAGTAGCAAATGAATTTTGTATATCTGGCTGATTTCTTTCATCATCATATATAACAATATCTGATGGTTTTTTTAAAACTAAAGTTTCACTTGGAAATTTATTTTCAGCTATGTTTTTTGTTAAATATAATCCAGAATCTTTATAATCTCTTACTCGTTCTGCTATATTTTCAGATTCTTCTATTTGTCCACTTAATACTGCTTCAACTTCTCTAGCGGCTTTTCTTTCTTCAGTTCTTATTTTTGCTGCTTCTTCTATAATTAAACAATCTATACCATCTCCCACTAACGTCTCTGGACGGTCTGCTGATTTTACGGATATCTCTGAGTTCAGTCCTGCTAGTTTCATGTAGTGGACTGCTCCGCTGATTTCTTTCTTGTATGCTATTGGTAATCTAAGTTTAGTGATAACATCTATCTTGACCTCACGCATTATCTTATCCGCTAAGTCAAGCGTGGGTGCTGCTATCCATATTCTTTTGTTTGGGGTAAGTAGATACGGAAGGATCTCTTTGGCTGCTGAGTAGGACTTGCCCGATCTACGACCTTGGACATTTACGCGGAATCGCGCTGCGGAGTTGTGTACCTTTAATTGATTAGGCGAGGGCTGGTACTTCAGTACCTTCCAAAGCTTCGTCTTGTTTAATACTCTTCTTCTCAATAGGAGAATCCTCGTATCCGCATTCTTTCAATAGATTTTCTAGGTTGCCTACCAATTCAAGCTCGTTGCGGTCTGATTGTCCTAGGTATTGCTTACCTAAGAATATTAGCATTGCATTGGAGCCTTGCTCGGCTGTCTTCCATTGTAGTTGGCGTAACTTGATCTTCATGCTTTCCCTGCCACGCTCTAGTTCATCTTTGAATCTTTTACGTATGGTGTGTTCATCGCAATTATGTAGCTTTGCGATCTCTACTGTAGAGCAACCGAAACTTGCTAACATCTCTACTTTGTCAGCATCAATCTCTATCATTGGTCTACCGCGTTTTTTCTTTTCCATAGGATTCCTTTGTTTCACTAAATAGTGTCTTCGTTGACATCGCTTGGAAATAAATCCCAGCATTTCTTCAATGCTCTTCTCCAGTAGGTCTTTGCCGATGAATCTGATATGCCCAAGCTAGAGGCTATCATTGGAAATGTATGTGATTTTAACCGCATACGAAATACTTCTAGCTCTCTACTGGATAGAGTGTCGTATGCTTGGTGCGCTTTAAGCTGCCAATGTCGGAGGTTGGGGGCGATTAGGCCAGATCGGAAGATAGCCAACTTTTGAAAGAACTCGTCCCCTAGGTCGATGGATTCCAAGAGGCGTTCATAGTCTTTGTTAGTGATTAGTGGATAGTCCATTTTGCAACAACTTTCTTAGCAAAAAAATAAAAAAAAATTTTACGCGCAAGGTACGTCGCGCAGATTTTTGTAGCCTTGTGGTACGCATTTTTACTCATATATACGCAATCCTGGAGCTTTGCGTTTTGTTAGTTCGCGAAACATTCTCGAGAAAATAAAGAATTAAAGCATTTTGAGCAAAATTAAACGTAGAAATTAAACTTTTTTAAATTCGCTTTGTTTAGTTTCTTCTCACGCTCTCAAAAAAATCATATCAAATGTTAATTATGTATAGTTATTGCAATAATAGTTATTGCTTTTATACCTTGTTTATATATATATTACGCTGTTAACTAACATAAGGATTAAATAAAATGAACATAATTATTAACAAAGAAGAATTTGAAACACTTTTGCAAGTGGAAGAATTTTTACAAAGTGAAATTTACTCAACAGGTAACAACGAAGTTGATGCGGATATTTCTTTAAACATTGGCAAGATTATTTATAAAGCAATTGAATCAGATATTTCTTTACCAAATGATGAATATCATAAACTAATGAAAGGAAGAAAGTAATGAAAACAAAACAAAAAGAACAAATTATTAAGAATGCTTTACTTGCTTATGAAAGAGAATTAAAAAGAGATTTAAAGGAACTTTCAAAAAAAGCAGATAAAATTAAAAAGTCAGATTACAATAAAACAACAAAAGACTCAGAGCTTTTAGAAATAAGTCAAGACGTATCTTGGTTAATTTCACAATCAAGACAAACTCAAATTTTATTTAGAAAATTATCTAATTATTAGAAAAGGAAGGTAAACAACAATGAACAAAGAACAGAAAACATTACATAAAAAATTGACTCAATTAAGTTTGGAGGCAAAAAGTAAAGGAACATTTTTATTGAAATATTTAAATGAGATTGAACCTTTAAAATATATGGATATGCAAAAGCTTTTAAAAGAATTAGAAAAGAACACAATTACTAAAAATTACAGGTTAACTAATTTCAATTTTAAAATGTTTAATAAGTCATACGTTGGCGGGTATTGGTGTACAAATTTGGCATTATTTAGATATAATGAATTAATCAAAAAAGATTCAAACAATTTTTATAGAATTACAAAGAAAGGTTTGAAATATATTGATAATCCATTTTCTAAATTTATACCACCTAAAAATCATACTGAAGAAAGTTGGAGAAAGCATTTAAAGCAAGTTGAAACGGAACAGGAAAAACAATGGAACGAAATTTCAAGAATGCAAAATTTACACGATAAATTAATAGAGCAAAAATCTTTAGTAAATAAAAAGGATTGCTTGGAGGCTTTAGACTATTTCACGCAAATAGGTTTTAAGGATGAATTATCAAGCGATAGAAAACATTATTTTAATATATTGTTTAGAAAGGTAGCAAGTGATTACAATATTCTTTTAATGGAATTAAGCGAAAGAGTAAATCCTAACTGATGATTGCAAAAGCATGAAACAAGCCTAATATTTTTTAGGCTTGTATTAGGTTAACAAAACATAAGGAAAAATAAAATGGAATTAACAATTTCAATGAATAAAAATCAAGCAATTGAAATAGTTGGTAGCGGTTTAAGCGATACATCAAAAATGCCATCAAAGAGCTTTAATTTGTCCGCTTTAGATTGTATAACAGGTTCAAAGCTTGTAGATGTTGAGGGATCCGTTTGTAATGGCTGCTACGCATTAAATGGTAATTACCAACGCTATAAGCTACCCCAAAAAATGAAACATAAAACAAGTAAAGTAAACAATCCGTTTTGGGTTGAGGCTATGCTATACCTTATTAAATACCAAGGTAACAAAAAAGATAAAAACTATTTTCGTTGGCACGATAGCGGGGATTTACAAAGCGTTGAACACTTAGCGAAAATAGTTGAAGTATGTGAAAAAACTCCAAATATAAAACATTGGCTACCAACAAGAGAATATAAAATTGTTACTGATTTTTTAAAAGTTGGTACAATTCCTAATAATTTAATTATTAGATTATCCGCTCATATGGTAGATACTAAACCGCCAAAAATAAAAAATATTAATACTTCATCTGTTCACGATAATTCAGATTTTTTTGGCGTTGAGTGTGAATCTTATAAGCAAAATAATGAGTGTTTGGATTGCCGTAAATGTTGGGATAAATCAATTTCAAACATTTCTTATAAGAAACATTAAATCCTAACTGATGATTGCAAAAGCATGAAACAAGCCTAATATTTTTAGGCTTGTATTAGGTTAACAAAACATAAGGAAAAATAAAATGAACAATAAAATAAAAGATAATAAAGAAGATATCATTGGTAATATTTACGATGATTTATTCCCAGAAATAAATCAATTAATAAACAAGGTTATGGAAAAACACAGCGATATAAATGGTGAATTGTTTTGTAGTAAAAACCTTGATTATGAATATAGAGAAACCTTTGAGAAACTTTCAAAGTGCATTTATAAACAATTGCAAGAAAATTGGGTGAATTATGCGAAAAATGTTTTATAGAATAGCGGAATTTTTAACGCTCATATATATTGTTTTAATTTTTTGTTTTCTGTTGATTTTTTTCAACGTATAAAACAGAAATAAGAAAATAATTTTTTAAGAAATTTTTAAGATTTTTTAGAAATTTTTAGGGATTTTTGAGCCTATTTTGACCAATATTTTTATATTATTTCGGCTAGGATTTTTATATTATTTCGGCTAGGATTTTTATATTTGATCACATAGGATAAAATTTTTATATTAATAACATAAGGGTAAATACAATGAACAAGAAAACAAACAAACTAAAATGGTATAAATTTCCAGATACTATCGGACCTAAGGCTGTCATTGAGGATAATCTGGAAGAAGAAGGCTTTAGTTGCTATAAGGTAAATCCGTCACCTAACCAAGGATACTTCGAGGTTTTGGTGGGGATAACCCAGGAGCAGATTGAAGACCTAGGAACGCTTAGATATGAATGGGGATTTGACGAAGATGATTTAAGCTTCTACGAAGTTGATGCAAAAACAAAATTATATATTGAGGTGGCATGATGACTATAGGAGAACTTAGAGAAATTATCAATAACCCTTGGTATGCAGATGAAGCAGAGGTATTACTAGAAATAAACATTGATATATCAAAATACAATGGACAATGTTTTGAGTTTTCTGAGGTATATGAAGAAAACACGGCAGAAGTACGATTAGTAGGAAGTGAGGAAGCATGACTTATAAAAAACAGGTAAGGGTCTTTTCTATGTTTACAGGCATAGGTGGATTTGAGGTAGGTATAGAAAACTCTTATATTAATCACAAAATGGTAGGATTTTCTGAAGTGGATAAATATGCCATTGAAATATTTAATAAACATTTTAAAGGAATTAAGAATTATGAAGATGCAACAAGAATCGATGAAACTAAATTACCAGACTTCGACCTTCTCGTTGGAGGCTTTCCTTGCCAAGCATTCAGCGTGGCAGGAAACCTTCGAGGATTTGACGATACAAGAGGTACACTCTTTTTTGATATCGCACGGATTCTCGGTCACAAAAAACCCAAACATTTTATACTCGAAAATGTACGAGGTCTATTATCTCACGGATCTGGCAGAACTTTCCAGAGGATCATTGAAGTTCTCACCAACCTTGGGTATTTGGTCGAATGGGAGGTTCTCAATAGTAAAAACTATGGAGTCCCACAGAATCGGGAAAGAGTGTATATTATCGGACATCTTAGAGGACAAAGTAGACCCAAAGTATTTCCTATCAGAAAAAGCGAAGAAGTATCTGATTCGAGCAGAGAAGAGAAGAGGAAAGTCGGTAGCACACTTTCATCAACGATAACCTCAAACTACAAAAAAGGTGTCCATGCTTTGAATGAGCAGTATATTATGGAGCCTAGGGAAATAACCAAAAATCAATCTATGGCGTATCGGGTGTATAAATCTGATGGTGTGTCTACTACATTGAAAGCCGTTGGTGGTGGAGTGGGAGCAAAGACAGGTTTGTATGAAGTAGAAGTTAATGAAGCTACCAAAAAGGGATATGCTGTGGCTAAAGAAGGTGATTCAATCAATGCCGCAGTTCCCACATCAAAGACTAGGCGTGGTAGGGTAGGTAAAAAGATTGCTCAAACTTTGGATACAGGAATGCAACAATACACTATATCTAAGTATAATTATGGACAAAAGTCTTTAAATGAAACTCTAGAAAAAAGCAATTTAAAGAAAGATGATGTTAAAGCGTTGGATTTGTATAATAGAAAAGCAAAAGATATATGCCCAACATTAACAGAACCTCATCATAATTCACTTAGATTATATGACCGATCGGTCATACGAAGACTAACGCCTACTGAATGCGAAAGATTGCAAGGTTTCCCAGATGGGTGGACAGAGGGTATATCTGATACGCAAAGATATAAATGCCTTGGCAATGCAGTTACTACAAACGTGATAACAGAAATAATAAATAGACTTTACAAAAAAACATAAGGAGAAAATAATAATGTTAAAAATAAAAATGGATAGCTACTTAATAATGGACGCTTTAATCAAATACTTAACAAACGACATGGGTGTAAAAATTGACGAAGAAAGACTAAGGGATTATGGCGATATATGGATAAAAAAAGCCAAAGAAAACTTAGACGACTACAAAACTGATGAGGTTTGGGATGGTAATGAATTTGTTGTTAAAAAAGAATACCACGTTGAAGGATTGTACGTTAAAAGAAGAAATA